CTACGACGGCATCCGCGGCCGACGGGTCAATCGGAGCAATGCCTTCCAGTTCGGCAATACGGACTAGCTCTTCGCGGAGGTACGTGTCGGGAAACGGAGCGAGTTTCAAACTCAACAAGCGCGAGTGCACGCCCACGACGATTTTTGCAGGGGTGGTAGCCGTCACCACAAACAAAATGCGCGGGAAGGCATCCATGTAGCTCAAAAACACTTGCTGCCCCGCTTCCGCCAAGGCATCCATGTCGTCTAGCACAATCATTTTCTTTTTACCTGCGAGGCTGGAGGTTGTTTGGCAAAAGGTACGAGCGTCGTTGCGGTAAAAGTGGATGCCTTGGTCGTTGAGACTTGATATGTGCAGGACGTTTCCGCCCCCCTCATCGCCGTAATAGTCCCGCACAATCGCGCGGCATAGTGTGCTTTTCCCCGTCCCAGGGTCTCCCAGCAGCATGACGCGCAAGGCGTGCAGCTCCCCCATCCGCTGAAGAATTGGGGCATGCTCCGAATGAACCTGGTCCAGGCTAACGCAACGGTATCGGTGCAGCAGCGATGGGCGCATCTGAATACTTTGGGCGGCGAGTCGTTTAAATGCTGTTGTACATTTTGTACGGAACAGAGCATGTGGAAAGAATCCCTTCTTTTGAACAAATGGTTCTACCTCACGGCGATAGCGTGCGTGGGGTTTATTGCGCGCCTGACAAAAACCAACGCGCTACTTAACGTGCTTACCTTTTTCTACGTCTCTTTCATTGGGTATGTAGGGCACATTCTAGTGCATCACATACGCCTCAACGACTACTACGCCAAAATGGACAACGTGTTTACCCGAGGGTGGCTCGGGCGCCAGTTCAAACGGCTGTGCAATTTGACCGATTTTCACGATACGACGCATCATGACACCTCCGTGAACCGCCAAACCAAAAACATGCTCACGGAAATGAGCATGAATTTCTTAACGCAGGGCGGCATCCTTATCCTGTTTATTTTTCTGTGCCGCCATCTCAGCATGTACGTGGTGTTTTTGTGGGCCTTTGCCTACTGCACCGTGCACATCATCAATTACGACCATTTGCGGCCCATCGCGCATCAGCGCCACCACGAAAACAGTCATACCAATTACGGCATTGATATTTGGGACATTCTCTGGGGAACCAAGTTCCCTGGCGATGGTCTCGAAGACATTAACCATTACGCCATCAACCTGGTCTTGATTACAGGTATGATTTACGTGTTTGTTTAGATCCGCCCTTTTTGTACTTTTTGGTGTCTTTTCGGGGATTCGGGACACCGTTGCAACGCTTCGCCCAAGATTTACCCGTGTTTTCCCAACTCTTCGTTTGACCTGGAGGGCACTCGGGCTCGCAATGATTCCCCCCGTCTGGATCTTGGTCAAATTCGAATGGTATGTCCCCATTTTCTTGTCGTTGGCGTATTTCATTTGCGCAATCCGAAGCGGCCTTTTTATTCTTGCTCTTTTTATCACGAATCTTTTTTGCAGCCAATTCATCAGGGCTCAGAACTCGTTTGGGTTTTCCGCTCACTTCTTTTTCATCTTCAGGTAGGGTATCGTCAGGGAGTGGCGGCTCAGGACTGGGCGGCTCAGGAATGGAGGGCTCAGGAATAGGCGGCTCAGGAATGGAGGGCTCAGGATTTTGTAGATGCGGGTGTAAAACTCCAGCGAAATTGTTGATAATGTTTCTATGTTTGGATCTAAACTTTTGCGTGAATGCGCGTTTTTTGTCCAAAGGGGCAATTTCGAAAAGGCTAGGATTTTTTTTTGTTTTTCGTAAAACAACCGTTGGAGTCGATTTTCCGCCTACGTCGACTAAACGTCGTCTGAATTTCTCAATAATAGTTGCATTTTCCTCTTTGTTGTCTCTCTCGTGATGGTGCTGAATGATGGCGGTTAGAGTACCGCGGAGCGCGGTAGTCACGTCGCCGTTTATCTGTTTCGTAGCAAACTCTATTGGCTGGCAAACAGAGTCACAATGAATGCGAACATTCACATACCGTTTGTCGCCAGACAAAGTCGCTTCAACCATCGTGTACGGGTTCGTCCATTTTTTATTGGGATGAATCTGTTTGCTCAAAATAGCCTGCACTTTTTCGGTTATTTTCTCAACGTCCTCCGAATTCAAATCTCGTATAAAATGTTCTTTGGTTTTAGTTTCACAACTCAAATTTAAGATTCGGTCGATTCGCCCCATCGATTCTTTGATCAACGGCTCGAACACGTCTCTATCGTACGCGACGGACTGAATTGCATCATTGATGGGTTTCCATACTCGCGTATAGTTTTCTTTACTATTTTGATAAATTTCCCAATCAAGCGTTTGGAGCGGAGGATCATCGTCGTCGTCGGGTTTCGGGAACTTAGACATGTAGACATGCAATCGCACGCTACGTTGAGGTGCCGCCGCAAAGTCTGCGTGTGAGCACATACGAGGACCTCGGCCCATCAATTGAATCAAATCATTTACATCGATAAACGGATCCAACAGATGAATGTGGGAAATGCCTTTCATGTCGACTCCCTTGTACGATTCGCCCGTTGCCAGAATGATCGGGATTATATCGCCTGATAAATTCACTTTAGCGTCAAGATCATTCTCATAGGCTGAGTAATCTTTCGGGTCATCTCTTGTCTGCTGATCGATGGTTTTGTAGGTGTGCTTCCCGCACGCAATCTCAAACCCGCGGCGGGTCGCACTTACCAAGTCCGAGGGTATGACGGATTCATACGGCTGAAGTAGGGTTTTCCGACCATGCATGTAGTAAAACCGCAGCACTCGTCTCTGCTTATCTTTTAACAACTCTTCGAGCGACTCCCCTGTATACGGTTTAAGTGTCGGAGAAAACTCAGAATAAACGGAGTTGGGATTGGGCACGTGATGCAATTGAACGGGGGGTTGTCGCGTGCTTTTTCTTGCCGTAACGGCGCCGACGCGTCGTCCAGCACCTCCGATCGAATCGCTTGCGGATTTATCCGACTCGCTTGCGTCTGAAGCGTGAAAGTCCGAATCATGGTCCGAGTCGCTTTCCGACGCTTCTGGGTCGAGTGTCGGAGACACGCTCTGAGGAAGTTCGGTCGTTTCTACCTGAGCAACAGGAGGTTCAGGTGCAACGACTCGTTCTGCAGTTAGGCGATGCGAGATCGTATACAAATAATGAGCCAGAACAAAGAGCGCATAAGGGTCCGAACAATACACATAGTGTTTTCCGTCTCCATTGGCTACACCTTCCATGAGTCGATCGACTAGGGCAGTTAATTTATTGCTGGGCGTAATCGTTTTTATTTGACCGTTTTTAGCCGCGGTCAAGTACGGTGGACATCCGTATTTGGAATTTGGTACTTCTGAACTTTCCATGTGGTCAATAAGCCGATCCGTTTGTTTTCGTTCCCGCAGAGGATTTCGTCGTGCCGCAACTCCTGTTGACGGGTCTATAGGCACCAAACTGGATGAACTGCTCGAAGAGACTTCCACCAGCGAACTGGGCGACCCTATTAAATCATCCTTTTCTTTGATGTATAATAAATCTTGCCGTAATCGTTTCATATAGTCATTGGTCGACATCTGCACGGCAATGGCCCCTTCGACTGGGTTCGTAAAATATTGCTGACCCTTTCGATACAACATCGATACGGCATGCATTTCGCGCAAGACCTTGACTTGAGCATTTGACGCCGCCTCCGCCCTTAAAGCGGCGTGGGCTTGCGCCTCAAACTCTTCCCTGCGCGTGGCGACATCCTCCGAGTAGTTGGCGCCTAGAGTAGCGCAGTGTACTTTAAAGGTCAATGTAGGATAAAACTGTTTGTCTGCACTGAAATCCGCCACCGAAATCATATTTTCCATGGTTGAAATGTCGTAAACTAATGAGTCCACGTCAATTGCGGCGGGCATGCGAAGCCTAACAACGGAGTTTCCGTCCACCGTAACAGGGTCGTCCAAATATTCAACCGTTTCTCCTGTATTCGTATCGAATACAAATCCAGGTGTTTTTGTAGTGTGGTATGTCAATTCAGACGCCCCAATATTTGCTTGCTCTGTGGTCTTTTCGAGAGCTTGCTGGATCCCCCCTGTAGGTACATAATAATCGGGGTTCCCTCGTATGATTGAAATCACGCTGCGCACGTCATTTTGCGTAAAACCTGGAGTTGCGGTTAACCCAATCATGAACGTGTTGTCCAAATTGCGGTAGTATTTGAATGCGCACAGTGTGCGCTCGTAGTTTAGACTTTCTCGTAGCTCTTGGGACGGCGGTGCGAAAAGTAGCTGCATCTCATCTAGGATGAAGACGCAATGCTCCATTTGCCGCATGCTGTTCAGCCTAAAATACGGTGCGTCGGTATCCGCGTTCAGCTTATCGTCGTCTTCAACCCCGCCTCTACGGATTGCTTGTACTGACTCAGCTTCTATGTCTTTGTCATCGTTATCAGGGGCAACGTCTTCTTCCAATTCCAATCGCACGATTTGAAATAGTCCAGGGGCGCGCCGCGATCCACCAAGTTCGCGAATGAGGTATTTCGTGAGTAAAAAATGCTTGAAAAAAAGTTCAATGGCTTCTTGTTGGGGGCCATGAATAGTTCGCGCTTTCTCCAACCCCAACTGATCTAGCAACTTATTTACTTCAGGCAATTGCACGGGAACCCTTGCGTCTTTTAAGCTTCCTAATTCACGCTGTACTTTATGCAAATACGCGTTCATAGTCTCAGGATTAAAATTCGCCTGAATGGCGTCTACAAAGTCTTCGACTGGCTTCTCAATCCATGAATTGCTGTCTACTTTAGGTTTTTCTTGCGCTCTCCTGGCTAATCGTTTTAAGTTGAAGTAGTCCGCGTCGGACTCCCATAAATTCGAAGCGAAATCGCGTCCAAATAATGAATTGGTGAACAAAATGAGGCCGCCTTTCTCGCGGTTGGCCCTGAATCGTTCAATTTGAGTTCTTATGAGTGAGTTGTCTACGTCTTCGAGGTTTTGCACCAAACTGTCGTAAATTCCTTGATATATACGATCCGTGAGGAGTTTCTCAACCCACATCCAATGTTCGCTAAAATCCCATAACCGCTTAGGATAATCCTCGGGGCGTGTAGCGTAATTGTTTGCTTCCCTCTCTTTCGTTAGTTTCTGGTAGGTATCGTGATCAATCCCCCCCATTTGATTGAGATACTCCTCGTACGAAAACATCGAGGTAGGGGGGTTTAAGTCTGTAACCCCGTGTTCATTTGCATACAGACTGATTTTATAAAACTGAAAATATTTCACAATTAGTTTCGAGAGTACCTCAGAACTGTTGTCGATAAGCTGATTTTTACGTGTCGATACAGACATAATGCACCATGCTCTATTGTCGGCATGAACGGAATCCCAAAATGCAAGCATGATGAGGACGCCGATTAAGGTTTTGCCCGCGCCTGTACCATGGTTTACTAATAGACCAGTCGTCGTTTGAATATTCTTAGCGCGCAACCGCGACATGATGTAGACTGATAGCTGGTTTTGATTCAAAAGACTTTCTCCGCCTCTGCACGAGTCCGCGACCGCCGTATTGCTGGCATCGAAGGTGTAGTGTGAGAAAAAATGCGTTTTGAAGTTTGCAGGATTCGATAATACCTCTTGTGCTACTGTTTTGTCGCTGAGACGTTCGATAAGATCGTCGCACTGCATAATTTGATCGCGTACACCAGATTGAATATCGACACCTTTGAGTGGACGTTTATTTAACGTTGACAATGCTTTTTTCATGGCAGCTCGGCCACGTTCCTCTTGCTTTTCAATCTCTGCTTGCTCTCGCTCCTCTTCTTTCCTTGCATCCGCTTCTTTTTTACTGTCCTTGGCTGCTTTAGCCGCAGCTTTTGCGGCGTCCCTTTGAGCTTTGGCGGCAGCTTTTTCCGCGTCTCTTCGGTCCCTGGCAGCAGCCTTTTCAGCATCTTTTTGGGCTTTTGCAGCAGCTTTGTCGGCTTTGATCTCCAAATCTTTTGACGCTTTTGAAGGTTCAACAGAGAGATCCTCAGCAAGAACAACCCCTTGTGGCCTTGCTTTTCTTGTTTTCGGAAGAGGTTTCGAAGGATCATGGCACATAGGATTGCCCGTTTCTTCTTTGAACATTCTAACTTTGGGTGAAATGCATTTCGGTTCGCACCACTTCTTCATTCCGCGGTATACGCGCTCGTGTGGTTTTCCGTCGGTACGACCTTGAGTTATTTTTTCGTTGCAATCCTCGTACCATTTTTTGTGTCGGGCTTTATCTCTTGGGTATTGTTTTACGCGTTCATCTATATCAGCTTGAGTAACTATATTGTCTTCGAACCTTATTTCTCCCCCAACCGCGGCAAGTTCATCATCGTGATCGATTATTTCGACGGGCCTGGGTTGTTCACCCTGCTCGATCTCTCGTTCGATCCGTTGCTGCTCGATCTCTCGTTCGCGTTCCTTATCGCTGTCGTCGTCCAACGTCAAATCGATCATGTCTGGCGCGCCACCCCTTCGACGACGCGTTCGATTCATTCTTAAAATAAATAGACTTTTTTTAGTATTCTCCTTACCAAATCAAATCCACAGCTGAGCTGCATTCAGACTGGCTACATAGTCGACCACACGCTTCTTGTAAATTGGCGTTGGCCATGACGCCAAATACAGCTGGTGAAGCGCATACAGGTGAGGCTTGAACTCGCGCGGATACTCGGCCAACGGCTTGGTCTTTTGCCGAAAGCAATCGAGGTACATGGAATACAGCTCGTTCGTAAAGCGGCGAAGCGCTGCCATCGTATCTGCCGCCAAAACCTTGTACTCAGGGTAGTACACTAACAGGTGGTCCAGATCAGGGCCTCGCATTTGCAATATGCGAAATTTCATACAAGAGGCACTCCCTCGAAGCGCACTTACTTTGAGGTAGGCAGCCCCGAGGATTTTTGTGCGACTCCCGTCAGGGGCGTGCAGCATAAACCCTTTGGCGCCGAAGGGGAGCGCTTGCGCTTTGGCGACCAACTCCTCGCACGACTGTGCGATCACGGGGCGCGGTGCGGGGAGGGGGAGGGCCATTTCCGTGACGTCGCGCCCCGAAATAGCGTAGCACTTGATGAGCACCAACGCGGTGGTTTTGACGGGCGTGACAATTCGATTTTGAGGATGTTGAAGCACGAAGCTGTAGACCCGCGAGGGGTCAAGGGAGTCCAAGCTCAGACCCATATCTCGCGCGGCTTCCATAAACATGTCATGAAAGCATGGCGAGCCCTCTAAAAAGCTGTTGGCAGCGCCGATATTGCTTTTCGTGCTTAACTGCCACGTGTCCTTGAAAAAGACGTTGACCATGGTGCCATCGACAAACTCGTCGACGCGAACGGAGTCCCATGGATACGTCGCCAAGAATCGGTCGAGCGGAATGGATTGAGGCGGTGCAACGCACACCACTTGGCTTCCGCACATGATGACCGAGCGAAATACGCCCATGCTTGGGTTGGAGAGGGGCTTGCTGTATCTCAAAAGTTCAAGGTTGTTGACTTGGGTGCGGCGAACATTTTCGGGGGCAGGTAATGAAAACATTGTGATTGGCGGCGGTACCCTTAGTTGGTACCGTAGCTTTAAAATATAAATCATGTATCAAATGCATGTTGGGGACATCCTACGGCTCTTTTTGGAAGACCACACGGTCCTCCATTTTCGGGTCGAGGCCATACATCCCGACACTGTGGATCTCGAGTCGCCCGACGGCATGCAATCCTTGGCGCACGACCATGGGCTCGTGGACTTGTTGGGCACCAAACGAATCGTTGGCCTTCACGTGCTCCCACAACGAGATACGTTGTACGTCGTTGGGATGACGGTACGCGTGACGTTTCTCGAAGACAATTTGCGCGCGCAAGTGCTCGGGGTCGACGATGACATTTTAGAGCTTCGCGCGAACGGCACCACGTTTTACCTGGACCTTGACAATTTGCCCCCCACGGTGCGCAGTGTCGTGCCTGTAGGCGAAGAGCTAGGGGAGGCGCTGCCTGTGCAGCAAACCGAGTGGCTCGACACGCCACTGCAACTACATTTGCTCGAACACCAGCTGTTAAGTCTCTACAGCGCACTCAATCAGGGGGACCCGAGGGCCGCCAAAGCGCTTGTGCGACAGTTTAAATTACTTCACCGCGCGTGCACCACCGACGCGTTTGAACCTCGAAAACCCGACATGCCCTTGGCCAGCAATCGTGGGGACCTCTTGTGGCTTGTGCCCACGGTGGCGAAAATTCGCAAACCACTGTTTGCGGAAGCGACTGCCATGCCTGCGTTGTTGGCCTCGCTCCAGACTATTTTAACGACGTATGCCGCGCGCGGCACGGAAGACCGCTACAAGCAATATACAACCTCGCTCGACCGTCTTTTTACACCCGCTACGGTGGCTGCAGGCATGCCGTTTCCGAGGCTCGAAACACGGGTCGACGCCGTGGCGGTGCGTCCCGCCAAGGGGGGCATGGAAGTCGTTCCACTCAAGCGGTTTCTGCAAACCTTTGCCGACACGTCGGTCGCCATTCAGGCCTATTTGGTCATTTCGCGCGCCGTCCCCTTTTCGCGAATCGCGCGCCCTGAAACTTGTCTCTACGAGAAAAGTCGTCTGCATATGAGCGTGCTGCATTTTTATCGCGCCTTGCGCAGCTGGGTTCGTACGGCCAGTTCAACTCCGCTCTCTGCCGCGCCCACACTTGCAACGCTCGCGGCGACTACCGACGCCTTCAACGTCCATGCGGCGGTCCACGAGCTTGAGCCCTACGGCTACTACAGATGGCATCTGCCTGTAGCCCTGCGCACCGTGCTGCGCGCCCGCATCGCTGCTCGCATCCATCGCTACAAAGAGTCCCTCCACCGCCCCAAAGCCGCAAAAAGTATCTCCCATCCTCGCCCTGAGCCCGTGTACAAATTGCCTCCCCTCCTGGCCTCCGAGCGTCTGGCGCAAATGCTAGCCCTCGACGCGCTGCGCGAGCGCTTTAAAAAGAGCGCCGCCGTGCTCCGCGACGTCAGTTCGCCGCCTGTTCAGACGGGTTACCCTGGATGCTTGCCTGACGATTGCGAGTCCGACAAAACCCTTCGCGCTGCCATCACAGCTCCACCGACGGTGACTGAAGCCAAGGTGAAATCTCCGCCCAAAACCAAACTGGCGCGCCGCCGCGCGCTGCAGCTCTCCCTGCTCGCGCGGTATGACCTCAAAGTCCCTGACCGTCCGTTGGATGCCCTGCCTGAACGCGCGGTAAGTCTGCTCGCCGCCTACTCTGCGCTCGTAAGCAGCGGCATTACCGAGGATACGGCCCCGCGCTTGCTGGCGCTTCTGCAGACGCATGGGCGAAGCGCGGACGCGGAAGAAAACGCGGCGTGGGTCTACTTTCGCGACGACGAGGTGCGAGGGCATAAATTTATTCCCGCGGTCGTGGAAGAGCTTACCCGAGCGCAAGTCGACGGGGTGTACCCTGCGGCGTACGAATCGCTCTTAGCATCAGGGCGCGTCACTGTCGAAGACGGATTGCTGCTAGACCGTGGGACGGGGTTTACGCTGAGCGTGACCCCTCCGAAAGACGTGGACGAATACGAAAACGGCTTTAAAATCGTGCACACGGCAATTGTGGCTCGGGACGTTGCGACGCCCCTATTTTCCGTCGGCGACCAGCCACTTCTTCAAATTACGCGCGCCATAACGGACGCCTTGGGCGTGTCGCTAGTCTCGTACCACGAATACATTGTAGGGCGTGTCCGCGGTCTCGCGCCTGCGCTCGTAGTGCCCAGCATTGCCGCGCTCGTGGTTATCTTTGTCGAGCGAGTTACAGGAGTCACCAACTGGACGACTCGAGTGCTGCAAGTCATGGAGGCCATGGCAGCGGGCATGCGCAAGCAGGGCGATACGTCGACCCACGCGTACTGGAAAGCGATGCCTCCTAAAGTGGCTCTTGGGGGCCGTGTCGCCGAGCTGGCCAACGACTTTATGCTCGAGCGACTGGTGCCGTCGGCACTGGGCGCGGAGCGAAGTGTGCACGCGTGGCCTACGTTTTTGCCCCCCAAAGATTTTGTTGAAGGCAACTGCGTAGCCCCCAAAAGCAAAAAAGAACGCGTGCTGCGAGGAAAACTAGCGGCGTGTGCCGCGCAAATTGTGGGGTTTGTCCGAAGCAGATTAAGGTCGGACGTGCGGGACTCCGTGGAAGCCATGCACATGACGAGCGCAGACATCCGCATGCGGGTAAGTGTCGTAAGTGAATTGCGGCGCGCTGTTACCATCACGCGCCCTCGCCGTCGTGCGGGAGAACGGCGAGATTTTCTGGCGCCGTCACTCCCGATTCCGCTCGGAGATGCCCCCGCCCTACCTGACATAGAACCTATTTTACAGGAATGGGGACTTTTAGGCCCTGGAGGCGTGGACATGGGAAAATTGGGGACGCAAATACGAGCGTACACGAATTTTGTGTGCGAGTGCACGGAGCAGGAAAGCACCCCCGATTTCGTAGGAGGAATCTTGGGGTTGTGGAAGGGCATGGTTGGCATTCGCGATTTTTTAGCCGAGCACGTCACGGCGATTGCCATGACGTTTCCCCACATGATCATGCACGGGTTCGCGTATTTTGGAAGCGCATCGCTGGAGAAAACGGATGGGGTGATGCCGCGCTACATGATGGGTACGGTGACGCCCGCCCACGTGACCGAGGTACTGAAAGACGGCAGCAAGTATTACGCCTCGTTGCGGGTCCCGTCGGCGGAGGCAGTGGCGCGCGTGTTTTCGGCCCGCGCTCGCGGACAGCCCGTCGGCGAAACGCTTCTGCTGGACGCAAGCCCGCCTGTGCAATTTGCGCGCAACTATGATGCGCGCCGCGACGAGTTTCGTGCAGCGCGCGCCGTTGCAATGGCGGCCCGCTTTCATCCCGACAGTGAACTTTCCGTGGCGTTACTGAAGTACTGCGTTTTGTTTGTGCTGAGTCGGTTTCTCGTCGGAGAGGACGGAGAACTGGACGGGGAAAGTCAGACGTATGCCTGCAGCGTCGTTAAGGGATGCCTCCAAGTGCTGCGCTCCGACGCGGCGCGCTACAACCAGTCCGCCGACGATGTCGCGTCGGCGATGCGACGGTCGAAAATCAAAGAAGCCAAGCGGTTTAATTTGCGGATCACCGACGAGGATCGCCAAACGCGTATGCGCCGCGTGTTTTTGTCGGAGCAAGGTCTTACGGACGACGCTCGCATTGGACGCACGTTCAAGCACTCCAAGAAAAAGGAAGCCTTGGAGGAAGCTGAGTTTGCAAAAGCGGGCCTTGACAGTACAGGAAATCAAGAGTGGCAGGAAGAAGGGATCAACGAGGAGCCGTGGGAAGAGGACGACGTGGAACCCGAGGAAGAATAAAATTCTAGGAAAATTCTAGGAAAATTCTAGGAAAATTCTAGGAAAATTCTAGGAAAATTCTAGGAAAATTCTAGGAAATCCAAGTAGTTTGTTTTTTTGGTTTTTTATTACAGTACAACTTTCATTTCCAGTAAAAGACATGGATATCGACATGGACGCTGCAGGGCAGCATCTGTTCGAAAGGGGATGGGTCGTCATTCCTGGGGTCACCCCAGGGCTGCGCGCCGATATAGCGAAAACAGTAATGTTTGCGCCCGAATATCGGCGCCAAATGGACATTGACCATTTTCGGGAGGGAGAAAAAGTGGTGTGCGGCGCCACATCGTTTGCGGGCCCGCCGTCTCTCACTCATGCCGTACCTATGCGACGAGCGCGAGCACACACCTCGGCCTACCTTATGCCGATGCTAAGAATGTTCATTTCGTTGGTGGAGACCGCGCTCGGCAT